TTTAACCTCTTTTTTTTCATCAATAATATTAAATATATCTATTTCATCCTTATAATTCCCATCAATAAAACTACCTTCAAATATATTAAGTTCATATTTTTTACCACAAAATATCTTTTTCATCATAAATACATTTGTTTTATCTAATTCAACCATATAAAGCATATTTTCTAATATATGTTTTCTACGCTTTTCTTCATCTCTATAACCTTTAACATTTTTAAGACCTTCCATTAATCTCATATATACAGCGACTGGAAAATTACCCATACCTGCTGCTGGATCTAACCATTTTAAATCAGGGTTTTTCCATACTTCTTCTTCTTTTGGTAATGTATCCAACATTTCATTTACTAATGTCATTGGTGTAAATACTTCACCGCGTTCGTCTTTTGCTTTTTTTGTAAAAGGTAAGGTTTTATTTATTTGTTCTAAAAGTTTATCAGGAGTTTCAATAGTATATATTTTTTGTCTTTTAGATTTTAATAAATGGTTTAATGATATGGTATTTCCGCCTGTTTTTTTTCCACCACCCTTTATATCATCATCTTTTTCTTTAATATTATTACTAAAAATGTCTTTTATAATATTAAACATATCTTCTTTACTTTTACCGGGTATATTATTTGTAATCCTATCTTTAAAACCATTAATAAATATTTCATATAAATTATCTTCACCATCATAATTACATATATTCTTCTTATTTTCCTTCATATCTTCAAATATTTTATTGATTTCAGGCATATCAATATTATTATTTTTATTATCAAATAAGCAATAATTATCACATATTAAAGATAAAAGTGATATAGATATTATCACGATTTCTTTTAAATTTTCTTTTATTTTATTTTCGTCAACTTCGTCAACTTTATCTTCTTTTTTGTCTTTCTCTTTATCCTTATCTTTACCTTTATCTTCATCAATATCGTGTTCTTCATCATCTTCACCACCATCTTCTCCTTCTTTATCTTGCTTTTTTTGAGATATCCTTTCCCCTTTTTTTCCCGTTGGCATAGCATCTCTTTCTTTAAGTTTTTTATCGAATACTGCTTGTGACAAATTAAAATTTTGCAAATACCATAAAATATCTTTATCAAATTTATTTAAATCAAAATCATATAAGTCAATAACGTTTTTAATATCTTTATTATTTGAATAATCATTTGTATCTAGTAATTTTTCAAAATACGCTCTGCTGTAATCTATTATTTCATTTTTAATTTCTTCTTTACTTTTTTTGTAATCATATTTATTTATAAATACATCTTTATCAATATTAATTAAATCACCAATTGGTATATATTCTTTTTTATTATTTTCGTCTTGTTGTTCTTTTGATAACAATTTGGTTTTAATATAATTTAATGTTCGTAATATTCTTTGTGGTTTTAAATCTACCATAAAACCATATTTCTTTTTAGGACAATATTCTGATATATTACATATGGTATTATCTTCTATTTCCGTCATGCTTCTAAATAACATTTGAAATATGTTATCTGTACTCATTGTATTACTAAATAAAGTTACTATGTCAACATTTGGTAATGATACACCTAATTTCAACTTACCACCAGTAAGTATAATTAAACCCCTGTATTTATCTTCATTTTTTATAGAGCTCTCTATATTTTTAATTTGAGTTTTAATATCATCATCTTTTTGAGTTTTAAAATTTGTATCATCTTGGAAAATTATATTTGTATATTCTTTTAACTTTTTATATTCTTTTTTATTTCTTTCAATTTTATCTTTTATTTCTTGTTTATCAGTTTTTTTTGTAGCTTTTATTTCACTATCAGTTCTACATATAAAAAACTTATGTGATTCAAAAAAGTCATTAAAATTATTTTTTAAAAAATATAATAAGCTAAATATAATATTATCTAATAATCTCCCAGGTGTCCCTCCTGGTAAAAACCACAATTGAGAAGTTTTATGTTTAACATGTTGTAATGTTCTACATTCATTCATACAAACTTCTCTAATTCTAGGAACAATACCTCTTTTTTTAATAAAATCTACATTTTTATAATCCCTATTTTTATAATCATATTTAGGTAAGGGTATATATATTTTACTATCTTTTTCATAATATATATATTTATATTTTTTTAAAATATCATTAAAAGTATTACCTTTACTTATAGTATAATTTTCAATATCCTTATCCTCTAATTCTTTATATTTTTCATCTTGGGTAATATTTATTCTATCTTTTATATTTTCTGTTTCTTTAAATTTAAAATAGTTTATATTTTCAATTGATCCCGTTTTAATAGGATAACCTAAATAATATTCAAATAATATTTTTAATTGAGGTTCATTTTCAAATGTAATACCATCTTTTAAATATGTAAATAATTTATCCATGTCAAATCCATAGTTTGATTCTCCTTCAAGTAATTTTAATTGCTCATCTAAAAAATCCTTATGCCATACTGATGTTAATAAAAATGGTTCTGGAAAATGTTTATAATTTTTTATAATATAATTAATATTATTATTGAAATTGTCTTTAATAACCTCATTTACAATATCTTTGTCATAATTCTTTGAAAAATATTCAGTAAGTTTATCTGTTTTATTATTTTCATAATTATTTAAAAATTTAATATCTTGCAATCCCCAATTAAATATTTTTCTAATTTTATAAACATTTGTAGGTTTGTTATAAGTGGCTGTAACATATATTTCTTTTTGATCTTTGGATTTTATACTTTTAAATATTATTTCTGCTATTTCAGTGGACATACCATAATGAGCTTCGTCATAAAACATAATTTCAAATTTAATATCATTAATTAGATTAGATATTTTATCTGCTATTTTTTCTGCTTTATTTTTGTTATTTTTTAATTCATCTTCATTTTCATTATTATGTATTCCTAATTTTTGTTTGGAAACTATATAAACTATATTTTTATTTACATATTTTTTAAATGTTATTTCTTTATTAACATTTACAACCTCTATATTTTTTACTTTAAAGTCTATATAATTATTAAAAGCATCTTCATATTGAGACATTGTTTCTGTTGGCGCTGGCGTGATTATAATATAATTTTTAAAAGTATTTGGAAGATTTTTATTAACATCTTCTAAAATAGTTCCAGCCATTATGTAAGTTTTACCAGAACGCGGTATAGCACCCACTAATATTTTCTTTTCTTTATTAATATGTTTTTGAATAGATTTTATTATTAATTGTTGATGAAATCTTGGCACAAATGGTTTTAATTCTTTTTTTTTAACATTTAAATAACTTTTATTAAAAATTGTTATATCAGAATCATTATCTAAAAAATTAAAATTATTTAATACTTTATACAAATTGCTATAATGTATTTCTAAATCATTTAAATCATATACGTTTTCATAATTACCATGTGGAGATATATATTTAATTAATACATTACTTGATTTATTAGCTGATTTGCACAATTTTTTAAAATATTCTTTATTTTTTACAAAAAGCAATGTATTTATAGAGTTATAAATTTTTTTTTTATTTATATTCTCATCAGCTTCCCTTTCTCTCATCAAAGGACATAAATTTTGTATATCGTAATGTTTTATATCATCGCCTTTTCTATATTTAACAGAAACTAAATTTAAATCATAATTCATATCTGTTTCGTCTTGTTTTGTTCTAAATGTTATATCAGAATATCCTCCTGAATTTCCACTTATATATCCTTGCTCTAAATATTTATCAATATGTTCTTCTATTTTTTCAAAATTAGAGAAAATATTAAAATTACCTATACCATGTTCAGTATGTTTATTTGTAAAATTAGTTATATTAAATTTTATACATATGTCCCATAATAATTCATATATAAATCCTTGTCTTGATTTTGTATTTTCTTTATCCTTTTCGTTTAATTCTTTTATTATAGATACAGCATTGTCATCATCTTTAAATATTTTTTCAATAGCTTCTTTTGCTGTTTTATATTTTTTTAATTCTTTTATAAAATCATGTATATTTTTTTTTGTTTCAATTTTTTCTTGTTGTTGCACTTTTGGTGCAACCGGTGTTTTCTCTCGTGAGCTTGATGATGAAGGTTTTAAACTTTTAGCTTGTAGCTTTTCAAATTCCTCAATTTTAGAACGATTTTTTTCTGTATTATTAAAACAATAGATTTTTGGGTCATTACTCTTACTATTTGGATTACATATTTTTCCATTTTTTTCACATTCTTTTTTTTTATCTTCTGTACACCTATCTTTTACAGATGAAGCAACTTTGCCAGACATATTATTCTAATATTAAAGTATATATTTAATTAATTACCATTATAATATATATAATCCATAAAAAGAGTAACAATAATAAAACGAGTACATAATTCTCTTAAAAGTTAAAATTATAAAAAGTTTATAAAATCATTAGAAAAATAAAATTATGTACTCATTTTACATTCATTATTCAATTCTTCCTCCATTTCTTCAATTTTCATTCTGCTATTGTTTATTAAATCTCTAATATTCTCTACTTGTTCTTTATAATGTTCTTGGGGTTCCGTAAGTAATACAAGAGATATTAGTTGTTGAATTATTTGTTCATATATCTTAATATCCATATTAAGACATATTTCATCTTTATTTTGTTTTGCAAAGTTTTGCATCATACGCCCTTTATTTTTTATTAGCTCCTTTATTAAAACATTGAGGTTCTTATAAATAAACTCATCATCTTCTTTAATTAAACAATTCTTAGTATCATGATATTTAATATTATTATTTTCAGGAAACTCTTCATTAAAATGAATTTCTTTTGTAAGTAATGTTGGAATATTATAAACTTTTTTGAATATAGCTAGCATTTTATCATAATCTAAATAATCTGTTCTTTCTTTACCATAATTGTTTACATAAATATTAATATGTTGATTTTGTATATTTGTTTGATTATCAATGTTTTGAGTATCTATATCTATATTGTTAATTTGTGTATCAATATTATTTGCTGGTTCTATATTCTGGGGATTTGGAATTCTAGCATGTATTATACTCCTTGGTTTACAAGTATTTCTTTTTATATGATTGGCTTTTGCTTGTCTAGAACTAAAACTTATCATACATCTAGGACACGTTAATTCGTCAACACCTTTACAATTTTCTTCATGTTCTATTAAATATTTTTTGATTTTATAAATTTTATTACATTTTTTACACATATTTTCAGGATGTACATTTACTTTTTTTGGATGTACATTTACTTTTTTTGGATGTACATTTACTTTTTTTGGATGTACATTTGCTTCGGGCGAAGAAAAATCTGATTTCGCGGGCACGCGTAAGTTATGTATAGCATTTTGATGTCTTTTTAAATCAAATTTACGATTTGTTGAGTAATTACATAGGTCACATTTATGCCTTTTTCGTGCGTCGTTTTCCATCCTTATTATATATAATCAAGAATTTATCTTTAAATATTTAAAAATCACACCACTTTTTTTGAAAACGACGCGCGACGCATCGGCGTCATTTTTTTAGTTAAATACTTTTAGATTTTTTGTGAATTTTTATTTTTTGCTATTTTACTTGACTAAAATAATATCATAATGGTAATATATGAAATGTATGAAATAGTAAATAAATAATGAAAAAAGGGCTTTCTTAACTTTTAATATTATATTAAAAATTAATATACTAAATAAAAATAAAATTATGTACTCACGTTACTCATTTTTAAGCCATTATCATTCTATCAGATAATTTAAAAGATTTATGGTTATCTTTTAGAGCACATAATGGTACATTAGCTATTGGTAAATCACCTTTATTGGGTTTTAAAGAATAATTATATATTTGATTATAGTCAAGGTTTGGATTAGTATTCTCAGCTAAATCTGTTGTATATATTTTTTCTAATTCGGGTGTAAAAGCACGTTGTTCTGGTGTTTTTATAGTATCCTGTGTAATTATTTCCTTATTAAAATTTGCATTATCAATATATTTATTAGAGCTATACATATTAAAAGTATTTTTATTAATTACATCTAAATCATTTTTATTAGGCATTGGTGGAATATCTTGTTCATATAAGTTCACCAATTTAGGAGGACATCTTACTTTTACATCATTGTGATCTATCTTTGGTGGTAAAGATACAGGTTTGGGTTTCGCAGGCTTTTCTTTTTCCTGTACTGTATTTTTAGACATATTAAAAAATAGTAAAAATACAAAAACTATCAAAAATGCAATACATATGATTTCTATATAATAGATTTCGTTATCTCTCATATTACTATATTAAAATAATATTTTAATCGTCATCTTCAATGAATTTAAGTTTCTTTTTTGTATCTCCTGTATTACTGGAATTATCATTATCATCTAAATAAGTATTATTAAATTGTATTAATTCATTATCTTGATAATAAGAAATATTATACTTATTTGTATTATAAAATTTAGTACGTGTATAACCTTTTCTTTTGAATACGGAGAACTCATCTAGAATATCAATACATAGTGGAATATATTTTCTATCTTCTGGACGTTCTCTGAGAATACGACCAATAGATTGTTGGATGTCTGAAATAGGTGAAGCAAATATAACAGTATTTAGTGAAGGTACATTAAATCCCTCGGAAGCCAATTGATAAGTTGCTAAAATAATTTGTTTTTCTGCTGATATATTTAAATCATCTTGTTTCATTCCGCCAACATAATACCCATAATCCTTATTGAGAATATTCTTTTCAATAATTAGTGTTTCAATATCTTTTAGTAAATTTCTACGTTCGCTCAATATCAATATACGTCTTTCAGGGTCCTTTTTTATAATACTTTCTAGCACACTAATAATATAGTTTGTACGTGGTTTAAACGCGCATATATTGTTAATCATAGCAGCTATATTTTCTTTACCATTCCACATTTGTTTTACAGCTGAATATTCAATATTGGGTTCATAATACTTATGTATTTGCACTTCAACCTCTGTAAACTCTTTCTTCTTCATAGTATATACCGAACCTCCAATGTAGTATTCAAATACCTTGCGCATACCATCTTTGCGATTGAGAGTAGCAGAAAGACCCAATATAATAGGTGTATGTAGTTTTTTGAATGCACGACAAAATACTTGTGCACCCGTATGATGAACTTCGTCAATAATAATGAATCCAATGTCATTGAATATATTAATATCATAATCTCTCATAGACAACGATTGAAGTGAAGCAATAATAAAATCCTTATTTACAACGTCTACTTTGTTTTGCTTAATAATGCCTATATTCGCGTTTGGTGAAAATGTCTTTACTGTATCAATAAACTGTTGATTAAGAAAGTCTTTGTGACTAATAAACATAGTTTTCTTTTTAAGTTGACATGCTATATAGAGACCCATGATAGTTTTGCCAAATCCACATGGCACGGAAATGATACCACCCATTTTAAGAGGATTTCTAGCAGCTTCCAAAAATTTATTAACAGGTTCAAGTTGATATTCTCTTAACTTACCATTAAATTCAACGTTAATATCTTGACCACCAGTAATTTTAGATACTTTGGGTAATCCATAATTACATAATCCGTAATATCTTGGAATATATATTCTATTTTCGGTTTCTCTATATAAAATAAATGTGTTGTCAGCATCTTTTTTTGCTGTTAATTCAAAATTAACTCTTGGCTTCATAGTTAAATCCTCTTTAATTTTAACTAATTCACCATCTTTCAATGATGTTTTTAAGAGACTATATCCGTTAATAGATAACATAGTTTAACCAATATACATAAATATAATGATATCATTTTTTTATATGAATTATAATAGAATACATTGAAAAAACTAATGATTGTTAATTCATTAAGAATATTAGCTGTTGTAATATTATTTGCAGTAATGCTAGTTCATGATATCCCTTTTAAAAAAATGTATAAAGACGCATTTATGCAATTTTACTTAGCAGTATTATGTATATTGATTTTAATTGCAGTTGATAATATAACAGGATTTATAATAACACTTGCTCTTTTAATAGTATATTTTAGGATTTATAATGCTGAAATAAAGGAAAAAAACAAGATAAAACTTGAAGAAATGCAAAAAGAAGCAGCAAAAGAAACAGAAAAAAAGTGCAATAAAAAAGATGATAAATGTAAATTAGAAAATCCTAAAAAAACTAGTATAGTTTTAAAAGAAATAAATAATATAGACGATGACGGCTTCAAACCATACATAACTGATCAAGACCTTTTTGCAGCACAAAATAATGTAATAGATGAAGCAAATTATAATAATGAAATAGGAGATTTAACATTTGAACATAAAGATGCAAGACCATTATATAAATCACAAGGATTAAATGATGGCGATTTACATGTTGGAGGATATGATAATTATGATATTTATTATGGAAGCTTAAATTTTGAACCATTACATAATTAAAATTATCTCTTGAATTATTAGATAATTATAATGGCAAATGAAAAATTTGTATCGCAAAATCAAAATGAAGAAGTTATAAAAGAAACATTTACTTTATTTGGATACTCTGTATTAAGTGTATTAGTAGTAATTGCATTATTATGGGGATATAATACTAGTGATAATATGTATTTATTTACAATTATATATTCAATAATAATTATACTTTATACGGTAATCATAATATCATTAGTTGTTATGAATAAAAAAAATTATGATTTAACATCATATTCTATATTATTTGGTACAACAATATTCACCATATTTTTAACATTCTTTATAGGTATATTTTTTGTTTATAAATATTTTAGTAATGCATCTGTAAAAAAAAGTAATGACCAAATAATTAATTATTCTTATAAATATTAAATGTAATTAAATAGTGATAACATATATAATATTATAAATAATGAAAATGCTTTAATTATAATATCATATGAATTTAAATTTTCATGTAAGTATTCGGGCATTTTTTCATAAATGGTTGCCATCAATCCAGTATTATTTATTAATAAAACTATTATAACTATCATTAAATTCTTTTTAACTAATTCCATATCAATGTTTGTTATAGAATCGTTTTTATATTTATGCGATGGTGGATATCTATCAGATACATTATATTCTGGTCTTCTATTTATTGGAGGAGGTGGTGGATAATTATCATTAGGTGGATATTCTACAACTTCATCTTCGTAATCAGGGATCATACTACTAGTTGGTTTTTTATTTTTTGAACTATACTCATCGCGGAACTCATTCAACACATCTTGAACAACAGGATCATTTATATCATTATAATCTGTTTGTTTAGTATTACCATTTAAAGTTGATGTTGGCGTTGACATTAATATCTAATAGTATATTATATTAAGAATTATAGTATTATAACGCAATTATAAAGTTATTGGATTATCTATACATTTTACTTTATTTTTATTAAGTATATAGCATTTATTATTATATTTAAAAACTGTGTCAACTATTTTAACTGGCACATAAAACAATAATAATGCAGCTGATAGACCAAATATTGCACTTACTATTGTTTGTCCCGTACTATCATAAAAAAGCCTTTCAACTATATAATTCAATTTAGATTTTTGCATATTGACTAATATTATAAATTATTTTAAATAAATGGTACTGGATAATTAACATTATCAAAACATTTCACATTGATTACATTAAAATTATAACAATTATTATGTTCATCTATAAATACATTTTTACTGATATCATTAAATGTTAAATGTTTTCTATTTTTTGTAATTATATATACATAAAAGATGCCAAGTATAAATGCTATGAAAAAACTATACCAATTTATATAGAATATTCTTCTCATAGTCTATTAATATTCTTTATTTTTTTATACATCTACCAGAATCTGGGTTACATTTCTTCCCTTTTTTCTCGCATTCTGCTTTTTTTGCTTCCGTGCATTTATCTTCCTTAGCATCAGGTTTGTCTTCTTCTTTTGCATCAGGTTTGTCTTCTTCCTTAGCATCAGGTTTGTCTTCTTCTTTTGCAGCAGGTTTGTCTTCTTCCTTAGCATCAGGTTTGTCTTCTTCTTTTGCAGCAGGTTTGTCTTCTTCTTTTGCAGCAGGTTTGTCTTCTTTAACGCATCTACCAGAATCTGGGTTACATTTCTTTTCTTTTTTCTCACATTCTGCTTTTTTAGCAGGTGTGCATTTATCTAACTTTTTAGCATCTGGCTTGTTTTCCTGTTTAGCAATAGGCTTGTCTTCTTTAATTTTAATATCTAAATAAGAATATAGTGTTAAATTATCATATTTAGGTGGCTTTAATTTCAAATAATTATGTAAAGCAGTTTTTGTTTTATCATTTTTAAAAGTTTCCATTAATTTAGTTTTTTCGCGTAAATAACTATCATAATTGATATTTTGTTCTACTCTTTTATTTTCATATTCCTCGTAATATTTATCTCTTTTCATATTATTAACATTTTCTTTATCTGCTATTTTTTCAAAATACGATTTAATATTTTTTTTTAACATATCAGTATTTATATCATTATTAGCATTAGTTATATTAATTATATTTTTTTCAATAATTCTTAATATTTCCATTTAATAATATTGAGGATAAAAATAAATATATTTTATCTTATCTTGGCAACATAATATCATCAAACATTCCTTTATAAAATGTCTGTAAACTTTCAGCTGGTTTCATTTGATCTTCGTAAATAGTTCTAGGAATATATTTTACAATTACTTTATCTTTTTTACATATTTTTTTGTTATTATGATAACCTTGTACTATTAGTAAGCAACCTATAAATAATATAAATATAGCTATTGCTTTCATTATTTAATAATAAACTCTAAATAAATGAATTATTTATTTTTGTTCTTGTTTACGCTCACTCCATACATCAACATTTTCAATACTTTCTTTAATGCTTGACAATTCAACATTTGTATTTGTATTATCAGTAATTTCATCATTTAGTGCATCACTAGGTGTTTGTGATAAAGATGTCTCGGCACCTACTGGTTCGCCTACCATTTCACCCGCAGATCCACCTAATTTTTGCTGTGATGCTGCGACAATACTATTTTTGCGACTTTCAAATACAGCATCTTTATCTTCCATGTTTTGTTTATATTCCTTCATTAAAGTATTTAATTGAGTATTTGAATATTCTACATCCTTGATAAATTCAGGATCAGGTGCCCATGCACACCAACAGCCTACTTCTCCTACATAAATGTGAAATTTATCACCTAATTTTTTTAAGAATTCGCTACGCGTTTTAGCTTCTTCAATAGTTTCGAAGCAACCACGTACTTTTACACCACGAATTGTTGTGATACCTTTATTATCTGCATGATATTTGGCTTCAAGTTCTTGCCCATTTACAGATTTAAAAAACTTATATTGTTCATCCATTTCTTTTGCGTCAAATATATATTTATGATTATCACAAACACTATCAATTACATCTTTTGTCTCTGGATATTTTTCTTTGATGGAACCAAAGATTTCTTTAACATTTGTGGAAAAGCTTTCAATGAATTTACTAAAAAAAAGTGCTTCTTTATTGATAATAACATCTTCGGGGCTTACAAATGATAAAAGAACATATTTTTGACCTCTAATTGGCTTGTCTTCGTCTAGATGATCCTCAACTCTTGGGTCAACTAATTCAATTTTTTTATCTGTTATTGTTGTCATAATTCCTATAATATTTTATATAAATATAATCTTATATATTTTTAAAAAAATATAAAATAATATTAAATAATATTAAACAATGGACTATAAATTTGATTATTCGGAGGCTGGATCCCGACTAATGAAATATTTATTTGAAGGTTTAGTTGTTGCATTTATCGCAACAATATTACCAAAAAACAAATTAGAATGGAATGAAATATGGCTATTAGCCTTAACAGCAGCATGCACATTTTCAATATTAGATTTGCTATCACCAGTAATATCACAGAGTGCAAGACAAGGTGTTGGATTAGGAGCTGGTTTTAGTTTGGTAGGATTTCCAATGGGTTTTTAATAAAGTATTATAATGAAGGTATAATTTCATAATTTAAATCTATACATATTTTTTTCCATATTTGGTCTTGAACGTAAAGCTTTTCCCTACTTTTCAATAATGGAAAGTATTTAAGATATTCGTCTAGACCCAATATTTGAAAAAACTTATAAAGAACATAGCTATATGATAAAAAGTTTTTTCTATCTTTTGGACAATGTTTCAAGAAAGGTGCTTGAATACTTCTAAACATATTGCAAAGCTTTTCTTCTAATTCGGGGCTAAATTGCGGTGTAGGTATACCATTAATTCTGTTTATAATATAATTAATATGTTCGTAATATTTATTTATACGTAATCTTTTAAGAATATCCCTCATTTTAGTATAAGTAATCGTTTTGAGGTCAACTATTTTTTCTTTTTTGATTTCTGCTAAGATTTTCTCAAATACTTCATCAGGTATATCGGTACTTTCTTTACCTTGCACTTGATTACACCATTCTCTAAAATGATTAATTCTTTTATAGCAAAAATGTGAAGTATCTTTGGTATTTTGTTTAAGTATAGGTCTATTTTGTTCTACCAATAATAACTCTTGGTAACCACAAGTGTTACATATCATTATTGCATCTTGTTGTAAACAAATCATTTGACTTTTGCACTCTTTACATATTTCAATATTATCATCTTCAACATTTCTAACATATTTTTTATTTATGATTGACATATACTTATCAACTAATGTACTTTTATCTTCAAATGTTACTTCATTGTTTGCATTTTCACTTGTGCTATTATTATTTTCTATATTTGAATTGTCTTCACTTTCGGACTTATTATTAATATTATTTAAAGCATCTAATACATTTATTGTATTATGTGATAACATATTTTTTTTTTTTTTAGATTCACATTTGTATGTAGATCTACTTTGTTTAATTGGTAAATCAACAGATGATTTAATTATATTATTATTACCAACAAGCGAGTTGTTAATATGTGACTGTTTATCAACAGTATCATAATATTGAAATAAAATATAACTTGTATTTTTATAATATTCTATTTCATCATAATTATTATTTAGTTCTTTAATTTTATTTTTTATATCAATAATTTTTTCACGTAAATCAATATTACTACTCCATAATATATTGGCGATGTCTTTATCGGTTTCTTTATTTAGTTCGTTAAATATAATATTAGAACTTGATTCATATTCATTTAATAAATTATTGTAATAAGATAATTCCTTGTTGCTATTCTCAAATTTTTTTATCATATTGTTATGCATTGCATCAAGAGTATAAGTTTCATTTGTATCAGTATATATTTTTTTTTTTGATGATTTTTCTTTAAACATCATTTATAATAAAATTATTGAAATAAAGTTTTATATATATTATATTAGAAATTTAATCGCGTAGTAATTTATATTTTTTTCTCCACTAATAGTATAAAGAATATAGCGTAAATGGGTGGTGGTCTTCTTCAACTAGTAGCTTATGGTGCTCAGGATGTTTATTTAACTGGTAATCCTCAAATTACCTTTTT